GTAATGTGTTTTCATACCTCACTTATAAAAATACCAATTGATTATTTTAAAAATGCAAACATGGCAGATGTTTGGATTGGAAAATACTGTATAGAAAATAATATAGAAATTATTTGTTTAAAACATGATGAAGGATATATAAAATATATTCCACAAAAAAGCACAATTTATAATGAAGAGTCAAAGTCGGATAAAATTCAAACGGATTTAGTTAATGGATTATTTGCGCCAAAAATTGTAGAAACAAAAATTGTGGATCAAAATTTTAAAAAACAAATAGAATTTAAAAATTCAATTGTTTTAACTCAAAAACAAATAAATTACGAAAAAATAAATTCTATTTTTAATTTTAATAACCCAAACATTGTTTCAAAAGAAAAACAAGAAAAACAAATTATAAATTTAAAATTAAACACAAGTATTCATTCAAAAATGTTTCCAAAAAAGAAAAAAAGATGAGTCTAAGTGTTATTATACCAACATTTAATAATGTTGAATTTCTATCAGAATTATTTGACTCAATAAAAAAAAGTAATTTTGATGGAGAATACGAAGTTTTAATTGGAATTGATTCTTGTAAAGACACTTTGAAATATATATATGAAAATGAATTTCCTAATAATTTTAATTTTTTCTTTTTTTTAGAAAATAAAGGACCTTATTTAATAAAAAATACATTAACAGAATTATCAAAATACGACAAACTATTTTTTTTTGATTCTGACGATATAATGATGCCAGATTTATTAAGAGAAATAAATACCCAATTAAATAATTATGATGTTATTAAACCTAAGTATATTGATTTTGTAGAACAAAATGGTGTTAAAGAATTTGTGGGAAAAAAACCAACTTTTGGTGAGGGTGTTTTTGGGATTAAAAAAACATTGTTTTTAGAAATGAATGGGTTTGAAGGATGGAAAGTTGCTGCTGATTCAGATTTTATGGGTAGATTGTATAAGACAAATAAAAAAATATTACATACATCTAATATTCTTTTTCACAGAAGAATGCACCCAAATTCATTAACTATTCATCCAGAAACTGGATTATCATCATTTCTCAGGTCCGGATATTTTAATAAAAGTAAAAGAAAAACTATAAAAGATTACTCAAACAAAGAATTTTTAAAATCGGAATATAAAATTGTTGATTTAATACAACAAAACCTTTCGTTGTCTTATGACGAAATTGTTAATGATGAAATTAAAAGTGAGTATGAAGAAAAAAAAATAAAACATCAATCAATTTCTGATGTTTTTTCTAATACACCTAAAGAAACTAAGTTAAGGTCAACACAAAAACAAATAGATTATATTCAAATAAATAAAAATACTAATCATACTTTGTCTTCTAATTTAAACAACGCATTAAAAAAGGCTAAATTAGAAAATATTAAAAAAAATCACCGTCGTTAAGATTTTTTTGATTATATTTGTTCTATGAACAACACAAACAAAATAGGGTATGTAATCAAGGACGATCACATCAAAAAAGTTAAAAAACTTTTTAAGAAAAAATTAATTAAATTTGAGGGTAAAGTTTGGGGTAAAAAAATTCAAATAGAAATAACTAATATCAGAAAATACAGACAAGGATATTACTTAAGCAAAGATACTAAACATTACTGTTATGAGTTAGATGTTAAAGTTAAATTTACACCAGAATTAGGATTTTCTGAATCGTGGGTTAAAAACAATAAAAGAGGTATTAATGGTAGACTTAGAAACTGGACTAATGAAAAATTACTACAAGACGAATTACAGTTTTTTGGAATTGAAAACATTTGTATATCAAAGATTCAATATGTTTAAAGTTCTTTTATATTTATTAGTATGAAAGTTTCATTAACAGAAGGACAACTTAGATCATTCAATAATAGAATTATTTATGAAGGTATTTTGGACAACATGGTTTTCAAAATATCTTTAATTGTTGAGGATGGTAAAACCGAACCTGACATGGAGTGGGATTTTACCAATATCAAAAAAGATATTGATAAATCAAAGTTATGGGTTAAAACAAAAGAAGATGCGATCCAATACATTGAAAGTGTTGCAGATAAGATTAAGAATATTACACCTGAATTAAGAAAAAAAATCTTAAAATATGTATTATATTCCTTCATTGGATTACTTTCAATTAAACAATTAAATAAAACAGTTGAACCAGTAGTAAAAAGGGCTGATCAAATTGAGAAAGAAACAATTGAAAAAATTATTTCACTAAGAATTAGAAAATCAAGTCCCGAACTATATAAACACATGAGATATGAAGAAGGTTCCATAACAAAAAAAGGGGAACCTGTTTTGGTTGCTTATAATCTTGGTGATGGGGCATACACTATTGGTTATGGTCATGCAATATTTAGAGGTGAAAAGGAAGGGTATAAATTCCTACCTAATTATAATAAAATAATACCAGGTAGAACTAAAATCACTAAGGATCAGGCGGAGATACTACTTAAAGATGATATTAGTGATACCGAAGAAATAATAAATAAAATTCTTGATAAATGGGAAAAAGAAGGTATTGAAGTTAAAGTTAATCAAGGAATGTATAATGCTATGGTATCAATGGCATATAATATGGGACCTGGTATTATAAATAGTGATTTTATTAAAACGTTAAAATCGGGTAATACATATTTAGCGGCAGAAGAAATATTAAAAACAAGTTCAAACATGTTTAAAAAATTCCCTGGTCTTGAAACAAGAAGAATGAGGGAATATAAAATGTTTACATCATGAACATAGAAAAAATATTTAAATTATTTAAGCACTTTATTGGTGGAGATACTATTGATATTGAGGGACTAAAACTCACACCAACAACTATTGAAAAAGGAGAAATAGGCCGTCAACAAAATGGTTATTTGGTTAATTTTGAGTTATCAAATCCAAAAGATATATCTTATTTTACGCCAATAGTTAAAGATGAACTATCTATAATTACCGACGAGTTTAGAGAATATACCAATCAGAAGTTATACGTTGGTCTGTATAATAACGTTAAAAGAGGTTTATATTTAAATGAGGAATTAAAAGGTAAAATCCAAAAAGTATTTGATGACCTACCTTATATATCTTTTATGATGTCTAAGCATGTTGCTACCTCAAAATACGTTGTACCGGTTGAATATAAAATATATGGTGTTTCTGAAGGAATGACCTATAATTGGGAAGAAGATAATTATTGGATTAGAAATAATTTTAAACCATTAAAGGCTACTCGTGATGATGAGTTTGTTGATATTGGGGAAGTTATTGATGCGTATATGGATTTTTTAGAAAACAAAGAAATATATTGGGAAACTGATAACCTATACTCTAAAATTGATTCTATCATAGTCAGACAAGAATATCCACTTCTTAGTCAAGATTATGTTGCAACCTATTATGATACGAGGTTTATTTAATAACTTTCTTTGATCTTTTTTGTCGGTGAAAAGTAATCACGAATCGGTGAACTTCATTTTGAACCTCAGCTAATAAGAAACCAAATTCATTTCGTGGAATATCAAATGATGATCCATCAATGGTGTGGATTGTTTGAGATTGGTGTTTGTCGTTTTTAGAAATAGAGATCAAATCAATAGAGGACAACAACCCAAGAGATTCAAATACTTTTTTTGCAACACCCAACTGACCTTTACCACCATCAATAACAACAAGTGAAGGTAACTCTTGTTTCTCATCCAAAAGTCTTTTGAAACGACGATTTAATACCTCAGTAAATGATGCGTAGTCATCAGGACCCTCAACAGTTTTGATGTTGAACTTACGATAGTTTGACTTATCAGTTTTACCATTCTTGTAACGAACAAGAGCAGATACCTGACAATCACCAGCAGTGTGAGAGTTATCAAACGCTTCGATAAGAGAAGGGACATTCAATAAACCTAAAGACTCTTTGAACTCACGAGCAATATTGTTATATCTTCTAACACGAAAAGTCTCCATTTTATTTTGAAGATCATCAACTACAGACATTCTGTTTTTAATATCTTGAGCTTTCTCAAACTCCATTTGTTCAGAATACTGTTTCATGTATCTTCTCAAACTATTTATAACTTTGTCAAACTGAAAAGAAAATACATCTTTCATTTCACTTACAATCTTTAAGTGAGAAAACTTTTGAATGTTTGAAACGCAAGGAGCATTACAACGATTAAGATGAAACTCCAAACAGGTCTTGAACTTTTCTTTTGAAATGTTTTCTTCTGTAAGATCGTAGGAACAAGAACGAAGGTTGAATATGTCATGAACCATTTCGTATATCTCATAACAAGTATTTGAACTTGTGGACTCAAGAAGGATCTGTCCTGAAAAGTTAGAAGGATTACAAACTAATAAACGAGGGAACTCCTCATCAGACAAAGTAATGAACCAACGACGAGATCTGTCGTCTTTAGCTTTGATATTATATTTTGGTTTGTGAGTCTTGATAAGTTCATCCTCCAACAATAATGCTTGAGACTCATCATCAGTAGTCATGAAATCAACATCACGAATCTCATTCACCAAGAAAGTTGTCTTTTTATCTTTGTGGTTTTTTTGAAAGTAAGACTTAACTCGTTTAGGTAAAAACTTTGACTTACCCACATAGATGATCTGACCTTTCTCGTTTTTGAAAAGGTAACAGCCACTAGATTGGGGTATGTTTGAAAGTTTGTCTGTAATCATAATACAAATATAGTGATTTTTTATGTTAATTTTAAATAAAAATTTAAAATTAATTACATATTTTTTAAAATCACTTCTAAAGTATAGATTGACTCACGATCTTGTTTAGTTTTAAATTCTTTAGATTTAAGATAGTTTAAACTATCAACTAATTCATCTTTCTTTGATTTAGGTTTTGTTATTACTTGTGCATCCTCATAATCCTCATAATCATTGTCATAATCATCATCATTGTCATCGTAAACTAAATCGTTCATCCAAGAACTAACATCTAAATCTGCGGTGCTTAATGTGTCGTAAAACCAAAAATTATTATCTTCAGAGTCAGAAGGTATTACATTAGTTATTTCGTTGTTCTCATCTTCTGGTTTAAGATCAAAGAACTCATAAACTCGGTCATTAATTTTTTTCATTATCATGTCACAAATATACAAATATTTTTTAAACCAACTATTATTTATTTAATTTTTTTTAAAGTATTTATATAATATGAAAGATCTTGTAGTGCAAATATTAACAGAAGAATCAAAAAAATTAATTTTTGAGTCTGGTATTAGAAATATAAAAGAATTATCTAAACGATATCCTAAGGCAAAAATATATTTTCATCAAGACTTAGATGGTGTTACTACAGCTTTAGGTATGAAAAACTACTTAGAACAAAATGGAATCAAAGTGGTTGACTCTGAAATTATCCAATATGGCGATAAGGAATTTGCAATTAAAAAATTAGATGCTGAAGGTGATGTTATGCCGGTGTTAGTTGACTTTGCTCATGGTAAACCAATGTTTGTTATACACACTGACCACCACGATACACAAGCTGGTGTAGAACAAGGAACATCAACCAATTTTAAAGCGTCAAGATCAAACGTTGAGACAATATCTCAAACGGTATCACCAAAGGACATTTTTCCATCAGACGATATAACTTTAATTTCTACTGTTGATTCAGCAAACTATGCACAATACGATATAACACCAGAAGAGGTGATGAACTATTTGTTTAAGGTGGATAAAGATCAATCACTACAAAAAAACAAAATGGTTATGGGAATGGTAACCAATAAATTATTATTGGCATTTAAAAACAAACCAAAATTTTTAGAAAATATCGTAATGAATGCAAATCCATCACTATTAAGTATTTTAATGTATATTAAATCTCAAATTAAAGATAGTGGATATGCTGATGTGGAAACATTAGAAAAAAATAAAGAGATGTATGTCCAATCAATGAAGATAAATAATAATGTTAAAGTTGATGATGGTATAATAGTTCAATATGGTGGTGGTAGTATGATGAAACCAGGATCATATGATAGATACACACCATTCAGAAATAATCCTGATGCTGACTTCTTGGTTATTGCTTGGCCCTTAGGGTTGGTACAAGCGTCTTGTAATCCATTTAAGAAAGAAAGAGCACTTAAAGGTGTAAACTTAGGTGAGATTAAAGATGAGGTCTTAAACAAGTGGAAATCACAATTACAAAATAAAGACATTCCTTTGTCTACAATTAAATGGATATCTGAATCAGGAAAAAGTTTTAATGAAGAATCGGTTGGTTTTACATTTAAAGACTTTAATGCTTTGTATGGAAAAG